TTGCCAAGTGCCGGCATAAAACAAAAGACAACTATGTTCAGGAGATTGAAGAATATATGGGTGAGGATGCTTGCACTAGCGATTGTTGGCTCACACAGGAAATGCGAGAGTCGTGTCTTGCCTTCATGGCTATCAGGTGCGATGTAAAAGAGCAGAATCGAATTATGACATGGCTACGTGCCGTCCCAAAGACGTTGAAAGAAGTTTTTGCTGTGGCTGCGGGGAAAATCAGTTCAGCTTTCACGCTGATGTGCTCAAAAATTAAGATCATGGGCGTCTCAGCATTGGAATTTTTCCGTGACCATTGGAAGGGTATTACTATTGGTGTTATAAGCTTTTCCTCCATGTGGTATCTCATGAGTGTCAGAGATGAAGGGAAAGATTACATAGCCAAAGTGAAGTCAGACGGAGCTGTTGTCACAAAAGCAGGAGTGCCATTTGGAGCGATTATGGCTGGTTATAATAGAACGCGAGAATATTTAACGCCGAAACAGGAGACTGCTTACAACACGAAGAATAGAGTTGTGCCAGTTGTGGTAGCACAGGCTAGGCAGGAAACACAGCAAGAATCAGAGCAAACAGCAGATGATGTAGTTCGGCTGGTTAGAGATGCTTATGCCCTATTGATTTGCACAATGGACTCTGACTGGGTGAAACATCAGGGTAGTGAAACTTATAAAGCTAATCTTTTCTGTTATGGAGGAGATATGGCAGTTATGATTCTACACGAATGGGAGATCATGTCGCAATATGCCACCAGTGTCAAAATGATGATGCACAATAAAAATCGTACACCTTTCTTCCTGGATATTGATAAGACAATGCTAGAATTCAAACCGTTTAAACACTATTCACCAGGAAATGCCTACAGGAGAGAGGGAAATTTTGGCACGGTTAAGTTACCATCTAGTGTGCCTAAGAGGAGATCATTGATAAGGACTAGAGACAACAAGGTGGTCCATTCCATTTTCCAGGGGCCAAAAACCATTAACACTATGCAGGGCATTCTCATCACACCGCCTAAGATGGACAAGCAGGGGACTTTTGTAGAGAAGATTTTCTGTCCGTATGCTTACATGAGTCATTCGCAAACAACAGCAGCCATGCTGCATGAGAAAACTGGTCAAATGATGACAACACCAACATATTATGGGTCTAATTACACATATAAAGTCTCCAAATATGGTTATTGTCTTGGAGCGTTGATTGATGAAGGTAGCAGAAAAGTAGTAGGTTTCCATTACTGTGGTAATGGTACTGATGGTTGGGCAGAGAAGATAGCTTACGATATGCTACCCCTGCCTGATTACCAGTACATTATTCCAGTGTTAAGAGAACCAGATGTAACATTTGACGCAATTAATGGGGCAATCTACCCTATAGGACACACCAATGATAGACACCAACAAGGAGATAACACCAGTATAGTGCCAAGTTTCATTCATGGGTGCTGTACTGTCACAACGGAGCCAGCCATTTTATCACCCAAAGACGACAGAGTTACCCATTATCCAGAAGGCCAAAAATCGCCCTTATACAATGGGGTCAGCAAACATGGGATGCCACCAAGACCTTTTCCTACGACATGGGTTGAGCATGCAAAGGAAGATTTTTCCTGCAAAATGAAAACGTTGCAGCCCATTTTGAGAACCGAAAAAGGGGAAATACGTCCTGTTACAATACAAGAAGCGATCTTCGGATTGCCAGGATATTATAACAGTATGGATTTTTCCACATCATTAGGACACGGTTGGAAGGGTTTTGGTAAGGGCAAACACGGGATAGTGGACCCGGATGAGGGCACTATACATCCCGAGCTCATCACAAGGGTTGAGACCATGTTAGATCAGTTTGCTAATGGGGAGATTCCCTTCATTATTGCTGTGGACTGCTTAAAGGATGAGACTTTAAAGAAGGAGAAGGTTAAGAAAGTGGGATCGACGCGAATAATTTCAACAATGCCATTTGAGTACCAAGTTGTGCTCAGAATGGTTTCCTTGCCTTTTATGGTCGCACACCAAACACATAATCTTGATTTTGAACATGCCATTGGCATTTCTGTCTTGGGTCCTAATGAAATGGAATTTGATGCCCTGGCTAAAAGATTAGAAGGAGGGAAGATTTTGGCGGGCGATTTTAAAAACTTTGGGCCTGGGGCTAGCTCTCAAGTTGCACATGCAGCTTTGGAAGTGATTCTCGAGTGGTACGAATTTCATGGTATGGACTCACAATTCTTAAAAATGGCTCGCGCTATTTTCAGCGTTCTTGTCGGAACAAACCATCTCTGTTATGACAAGATTTATGCTACCTGCTGCGGAATCATCAGTGGCAGTGGTATAACTGTGGTTCTCAATACGCTCATCCATAGTCTCTACATGCGAATAGCTGCTATAGGCTTGGGAGTAAGTTTGCCAGACTACAATGCTGGCTTGCAGCTTTTCACATATGGAGATGATGGAATAGCCAAAGTTCAGGACTCTATTGTGAACAAATTCAACATGATTACTGTTAGTAACTTTTTCGCAAACTATGGAATCACTTACACTTCTGTGGATAAAGATAATATCTCCACACCATACTGTAGTCTAGAGGAAACATCTTTCCTCAAGCACAGTTTCATTTTAAATGGAGACACGTACCATGCTGGCCTGGACAAAGACTCTATTGAAAACCAAATTAATTGGATCTCTAAAATTGGGGATCCTTTTCAAAACACATTATGCAATGTAAACACAGCGTTAGGACAAGCGTTCGCACATGGTGAAGAATACTATGAAGATCTGCGAATACGAGTCCGTGACGCTTTTACAGTCAAGGGTAAATACGTATGCCTACCAAGGTATGCTGAGATGCGCGTAATGAAATACAACACAACACATGATGTCATGTTTGATAAATACATACAGGACATTATAAACCAATAACAAAATAAATAAATAAAGCCGTGCGATGACCACAGAGACATCCGGCGAATGATGATTTTAAATCTTATTAACCTCTATATATACCCAATATAAAATTTAACCT